CAGTAGGGGTTATTGTTGATGTAGGGGTAAATGTATCAGTAGGTTCTGGAGTACTATAAATATGTAATATTCTTGGAGTCTGCTGGTTCACCCCGATCCCATGCCCTATTACTTCCATTGTAGGAGTCGGGGTAAATGTTTGTGTTGACGTAGGAGTTACCGTTGATGTAGGAGTGAAAGTATCAGTAGGTATTGGAGTCGCTGGAGTACTATAAATATGTAATATTCTTGGAGTCTGCTGGTTCACCCCGATTCCATGCCCTATTACTTCCATTGTAGGAGTTGGGGTAAATGTTTGTGTTGGCGTAGGAGTTACCGTTGGAATAGTAGTATTCGTTGGAGTGTAAATAGATAAAGATTCTTTGTTAGTTATTGAATCAAAACTTTTTGTAATACCATAACCAACGTCAACAAAATCTCCATATCCTCCATCTTCTACTAGTACTTGACTTGCAGAAATTACTCTTGCCCCAAATGGAATTACGTCCGGAAACTGATCAGCATTTAAAAAATCTGTGCGGACGTAGGTATTGTCCTCAGAACCCACAAAAGAATCAGCATATGCCCATAATACTAAAATACTATTAGAAGAAACGATATGATTGAAAGAAACGATAAAAGAATTATCGTTATAATTCTGTTTACCGGTTAACCCAATTAAATCTCCCGTAGTATTATCATAAGCCTGAATAATTCTAGGTTTTCCGGCGGCAAAGTCTGTTATATTATAAATATAGTCAATTCCATTACCGATTGTCTGACTACCGTCAGGAATCAAAAAATTGGCAGTCATATTACCATTATAGTTACTATTAATAACAACATTTGTTCCCGTTGTTTGTCTAATTCCAATTTGTGGATTAACTATATTATTTGAATTACTCCTGATTTGAACAATCGCTTTTGTGTTTAGTGAATTAGGTATAGTATTTGTTGCGCCCGATATAGAACTAAATGTAGTTGATAAATCGGCCGCCGCCATAAGTACTTCAACAGAATTACTATCAATAATATGGTTTGCATAAAGATCAACTTCATCATTATTTAGTTGCATTGCGAATGTAGTAAATATTCCATTATTTTTATTCCACGCTTCTGCAATAATTTCGCCCAAGTTATGATAGATTTGAACCCTATTACTATGTCCGTCACCACCCGTAATTTCTAGTGCTCTTCTTGTTGGAGTACTAGTTGGGGTATAAGTATTGGTTGGTGTATAAGTTGCCGTTGCCGTATTTGTTGGAGTTGAAGTACTAGTTGATGTATTTGTTGGAGTACTAGTATTTGTCGGAAGTGGTGTTAAATCAAAGTCATAAACACCTGGTGTTTTTTGTTCAACCCCTATGCGTCCGTTTCCTCTGAAATATGTAGTCGGTGTTGGAGTACTTGTATTTGTTGGAGTACTAGTTATAGTTGGAGTACTAGTATTTGTTGGAGTTGGAGTTGGGGTATAGGTTGAACTCGGGGTGAGCGTCGGAATATAGGAAGGTATTTCATTCCAATGATGCCCGTCCAATAAATCTGCATTTAATCCAGTTACTAAATTTCCTTGACTACTAGCAGAAAGGATAAACGGCGCCCCGGCATAAGAAAATATATGTTGCGCTGTTATTTGAGTTGAAATACTTTTTCTAACATAATCCGATAAATCCCCGGTTCCGGCCCCCGTTCCATTTCCTGGGATTTTTATTACGGCAATTAAATCACCGCTATTCCATTGATAGGAAGAATAGGCAGTTGTAGTATTAGCATCATAGCCTTCTGGTACTGCTAGATTTACCGTATTATAGGGAGAGGAATTTTTGAAGAATTTAACAATTGGATATAATTCATTCAAATTGTGATTTATAGTAATTGTCTGGTAGGAACCATTCCACGATAAATTGGCAGAGGTGACTGAAGTGATAAAAGACTCACCAGCTACCCCCGTTACATTTACTATATAAGTCCCACTTTCGTTGCGCACTTCAGCAAAGTGCTCACCTAAAATAATTGGAGTAGGAACTGGAGTTGCGTAAACTCCTGAACCTATCGGATACCAAGTACCACCCGAAAAGTATTCCCAATAACCACTAGTCATATTTAGGCGTACGTTAACTTGTGCCGGGGTAGCTGAGTCGTCCGGGACTGCCAATTGATTGTCAACTACTAAATTTTTAATATGAAAATCCTGATCATGATTAATATAGGCCAATAAAATATTTGACATTTTAAAATCAATATAATCAGTGGTTTCCTGATTATCTGTATCGGCTTCAAAAGATAAACTGCCCGGTGAATTAAAAGTAATTAAAGTATCATTCCCACTGATGGAAGCACTATCTAATGAGGAATAGTCTATATATAGTTTTTTACCGTTTAGGTCGATCGGGTTTCCGGCAACGTCATTCGATGCTTGAGTAATGAGCGCATCATCTTCACCACTATAAATTGTAAATGAAGTACTGAATATTTCGTTTGCTATAGCAAGCGATTCTAATATATTTTCAAGATTATCAGGATTGTAGTAATTACTGACGTCCTCAATTGTAGCATTACTTACCTCTCCAAAATATTTTGACGCTGTTGCATCACCTATAATATTAAGATTGCCGTATTCTGTTCTTGTCTTAAGGGTTTGTCCTTGAGACTGTAGGCAGATAATAAATATCAATAGGTTCGTTAGGATTAAAACCTTCATTAAGTAGTATTTTATCATAATTCTTGTCACTTTTAATTTCTTCGTAATGCCAAGTATTATTTCCTAGAGTAGTAACTGTCTTTGGCCTTTTGCGTAATTCATTTTGATATAATTCAATACTTCCTTTTACGTAATAATCTCCCGTTAACGATTTAATATCAATTTCCGTTTCAGTCCCAGTTGCAATAAATGAATAGATAGATTTTTGAGGTATAGTAATTGCCGCGGGCAATCCCATTCCATCATTAATAATCCACTGACTATTACTAGCCATAGCATATTATCTCTCAATAAGTACTAAAATCAATTAAGGTTATCACTTTAGTTACGCCCGCAACATTTACTTCAGCCATAATATCACCCGCGTCACCACTACCCGTTCCGTTGCTCATCCAAATTGCAAAAGAACCAGCCGGAACTTCAGGAATATCCGCCGCCCTATTTTGAAATTGAATCCACGATCCATTTGAATCAGAAAAAATACTACCCGATAAGTTACTGATTCCATTAACTATATTTCCTAAAGAATTGATTGTTAAATAGGATTCCCCAGAAGAATTAATACCAGAAAGAAAGTATGTATCATTGCCCCTTCTTGCGCCGTAAAATATAAGTGGATTCGGTTCAGTTGACTCATACTCAGAATAAAACTCCCCGCCCCTAAAAATATTGATCCAAGAAGTTCCATCATAAATAATTCGTACGAAGGAATCCGTAGCTGAATAGATCACTTCCATTCCTCTAATTGGAGTAATAAATATCCATGCATTATTTTGCATAACAGCTAGATCATTTGTATGGGATACCCAGTCTCCCTCTGGTGATGATGGTACTATATATATATTACCATTAGTGGCCGCCTCTACATCTGGTGAAGCGCTTGCCGGATAATTTGACAAAATAGGACTGATTAAAACATCTAAGTTATTTACTAGATTATTAAAAGTAATATTCGGTTGTGCTTCGTTGTAATCCATTAAACCTAGTCCAAGTCTTTTTGTAGTATCTGCGAATACTACAATGCTGATCATAAATATTAATACTATTAAAATCATTAATAGAAATTTATTGGAACTCATAATTTATCCTCTATATACTTAGTATTGCATTCCCTGCATATCCTCTACCTATCGTAGCACTAATTTGATAGATATTCACTTCAATACTCGATTGTATTCCGCCATAAATTTCATTTTGTCCATATTGATGATTTATATTCCCTTCTGCGTCTATCCAATTAAATCCATTGGCTGGTAGTATGAAATATGGTTTTTTCCATTGAATCAGAGTATTAATTGAGACCTCTTGGGTATGTAGTACTTCACCATTATTAATAAAGTCTATTTCGTACTTTTCTTGTTCTTCATTAAGTCGTGCTGGGATATTAAAGAAAACACCCGCCCCTCTTGGCCGCCTCATCCATTCAATTCTCCATGAACCTATTCCATAGTAATAACCATTTATATTTTGTTCAGTACTTAATCTATGGCCAGTGATATGAACCGGACTATAGGGTTTATGACATATGTTATAATTCGTAAATGAGAAGGATTCCCCGGGTGCCTTGCCTATAGTATTCCCTTTGTAGTTATACTGGCGTCCATGGTCTTCTATTCCTTGAATAACTTTTACTAACGAATCATCTAGTAATACTACTAATTCCAACTCACTATGATTTCCGACTGCCCATTCCGTCCCATAAAGTCCACGTAGTAAATGGAAAAATTTGTAAACATTATTTCCTAGCGATACAACTTTCCAAACAGATATGATTTCATTTCCAACTAATACTAAATTCTTCCCATTCATAAATTCATCTTGTGTTACTGTTTCTATAGTTCCATTTGACATATAAACCGTAACATTACTGGCGTAATCAATTCCAACCGTTGTCCCTGAACCTAAAACAGTTGAAGTATTTCCTATTGTTGCCGCTTTGTTTGCAAAGGCTATCGTACTATAATAACCATTATCCAGTTTTTGTTCTAGCAGCATTGCGCCCGGCCATAGCCAATCATGATTTGTTGGTGCGGCCGCGAAATAAAATCCGTAAGAATCAGTTGGATCAAGAGAAGGTATATATGGAATATCTATTAATGCAATATATGAATCCGCTCTAAATTTTGTTCCAGTACTTGCATCACCACCCGAATCACCAATCACCGGTCGATCATAAATTTCGATCATTTCTGGAACTGCTTTGCATTTTAGTAGTATCCCATCTCTTGTGATTTCTGTAATACGTAATCTATAAGAAATAGAATCAATTGTTACTGAAATAATATCACTTGGGATAAGATATAAATATTCATAGGGTAATGTAAATTCATATTGATCACGTTCGGCATACGAATCCCATAGTAATACTTCTGCAATTTGTGCGGCCTTATCTTTGTCTAACGCAACCGGTAAATCTACAGATTTAATACTTTTACTTTTGGATATAATCCTGCTCGATCTTTGAGTATTTTTTTGATAATCTCTGGCAACATCATAATATGAAATTTCAACGGTCTTAGGCAATTCTAGTACCGAATTTTTCACAATATTAAAATGATTTGAATTATTGTTTCCAAAATTTTCCCAGCCAATATCATCGCTATCTATTGAAATAGGTGTTCTTCCCCGTTTGTGAAAATTTATAATCCCATCGTAAATTACTATATCAGAATAACTTACCCTCTGTAAAGGTAGTAGTAATTCGCGTGCTGTAATAATTTCTGTAATTGAATGCCCCGTTAATGTATCATTCCCTAATTCAGTACTATTTATTTCATTTGATGCAAACCCTATATCGGTTGTGATATCATCTACGATAGTTTTAATAGAAACTTCAGGAGATATAAAAGTGGTTCTAGTTTTTACAATGCGATTTTCGGGAGTTCCCCCAGCTACAAATAATTCATCCATAAATACTACCGCGCCAGGAATATGATCTCTATCGAATCCAGTAGCACTCAAATTATTTACTAGAGGATAATGATAAATTGAACCGTCAGCCGTGATGGAAGGAATGGTTTCATTTACAGTAATAATAGTAGTATCATTACTTGTGTTATAACTTACATTAGAAATAGTATATCCTTTATCGTTGTTACCACTATCATCATTTCCCGTAGAACCGTAAACCCATAATTTTCCGGGATTATTTATATATGAACGTTGATCTCCATCTACAATAAAAGTATTTCCAGAAATACCGGATATCGTAAATGTATAATCATAGTATATTTTCCACGTCGTTTCTATTCCCGGATTGTCACTTTGAAAAATAAGAAAAGTGTCATCCGCCACGATACGTACTATAGATGTAACTTTATTTAACCATACTAGCGATTTTAGTACTTGAGCAGCGATATCCCCAAACCCGGTAATATCACTGGTTACTTCATTAAAAGTATCAGTTCCATCGAATACCCAGCAACCATTGTGTTTGTTGGGTGTTCCGTCAACTTCTTTACCACCAATCAAGTAGATTTGACCTGAATAATTCACAAGTGAACTATAAATACGTTTTCCAGCCCCCCCATTAGAATTGATTACATCTAGAACTCCAGTATTATGAGTAATAGTACTTACTTCAGATGAAGCAGGATTACCTCCATAAGCAATATAATAATCAGGCTGGCCAGTAAATTCTGCAACCGCATATCCTTGTAGTAAATAGTTATAAGGGGAAGGTGCAACCGAGGGGATACGTTGAGGAACTCCATTTAAAAAAATAATCCACTTAATCCCGTATTTACTTAAATATTCACCGATATATTTACCAGAATTATCTTCAAGAACAATATGCAACCCATTATTATCAATATAAAGTTGTGGATTAAAAGTACTAACTGTTAAGTCCTTATGATCAATAGGTAATGCTTCCCAGCTATTACGTTTCCAGTATCCATTGCTGGATACATCCGCGCTTACACTAGGTATTTGATTTCCATAGTCGTATGTGAGCAATATATTCTTAAATAAAACATAACAAGTACCACGATAAGCTGATACATTCCCAATGCCTTCAATGAATTCCATGTATGAATCCGGCATTTGAGTTTCACTTCCTAAATAAATTCTTATTTCATTTTGATTATCAGACTTCGCTTCTAATAGTTTTTTTGATTCAACAAAACTTTTCCAATCGTTTCCAGACTGATCAAAAAATAATTCATTATTCAACCATATTCGTACTACGGCTTTCATTTCACCGTCCGCAAGTGCGCTCATCCAACTTGCACGGTATTCATAAAATTTACTTACTACTTGTCCAAATAAATTTCTATCTTTTACTACATTTTCATAGGGTTCGCCTGATTCTGGGTGAAAATCAAGCCATGTAGTATTTGATTCAACCCGCATTTTCCCCCATATTTTAGGTATGAATATTCCATATTCAGAACCCCGAAAAGTAAAATCTTTTAATTTCCCGCTTTCTATTTTCGGTGGATTTAATTCTTGATAAAGAAATGCGGCACCCAATAAACCCCAACCTAGTATTGGAAAAAACGAAATACCAGTAGTAGCGGCCGTTGCTTGTGGAGCTAAGTTTGTAGTAAGAAAAGGGGTAAGAGTTGGAACCGACATATTATTCCCCTACTTTTGGTACTTTATTTAGTTGATCTCGAGTAGGCACATATTTAAATCCACGATTATTTAGTATGTTATTAAATTTATTTTTGCAATCTTCAATTGTCCTCTTTTGACACCCGGCATAAATAGTAAATGTATCACCAGATTGAATTGTGAAGAACATATCTTCTTGTAATGATAAAGTATGATCACCTGAGTATGTATGCTGTCGTATTTCTATTTTCTTACCATTGTTATTTCCGCTTGTCCAAGTTAATAACCCCGAAGTAAACCAATCAGAAATAGTAATTCCATTTCCGTTTAAATCTGTGATTGAAGCTGTAAAACTATGCTGATCTGTAACTGTTAATACAGTACCCGTTTCGGTGTAATTCGATAAATTAATTTTGCATTTTGAATCCCCTAAATCAGCTGAACAAAGAGAGGTATATGTTCTTCCAATGGTTTGTCCGAACAATTTAGTATTACTAAAAATATTTACAGTAAATTGATTATCACTAAAATTGACACGTCCGAATCGGCCTTGAATTGAATCTACCTTACCCATAGTAGTATCGGCATAGTTCAAAATAAAAATCTCTATTTTTGCATAATCATATTTCCCTGATAACATATCTGTTCGTACTAAATTTCCTATCTCAAATGCCCCATTGACTGAAAGTGATTCCTCGTCCAAATTACTCTTAGATTCTACACTTGAAGGAATATAGCCAGCTGAACTTTTATAAATTACTCCATCATAAGTAATATCCTGATCATGATCAGTGAAAGCAATTATAGTACTATCAGAAAGCGTTATTTTGAGGCAAGTGGCAAGCGTTGTTGTCCCTTGCGCAATATGATTTATAAGTTGACTAGATATAGTACGACTCATTCCCTTACCTCCACGATATCAACTCCTTGCCAACCAGAATATTCTGGCAATTCTTTTGAGGCAGCCATAAGATCAGTGTCGAAACGGGCGGGGACATCAAACTGAAAATCAGCCGTAATCTTATCACCTATAATTGGAGTATTAAGAAACCCAGAATACCACGTGATTAATCCTGTAGTATAATCAATAGAATAATTTAAACTATTAATTTCGATATCCTGTAAATATAATTTTACAGTCCCATCTACTGGACGTGTAATATTTCTTATATAGGAATAAATTCCATCAGAATAAGTTTTTGTAAGTTGGAGAGTTTGATCGATAGGAATAGTACTAACAGTTAGTTGTACCGGTAAGTTACCGCTTGCCGATTGATCCGCTTTATAGTCGTTCCAATCTTTGAAACGGAAACCATAAGCACGACCTTTTCGATTAATAAAAAAGTTTAGTATTTCTTCAAAATAAGTACGATTTTTCAATCCGTAATCAATTGTCCATTTCCACCTTGGGGAACTCCACTCAATATTAGATTGCGAACGGCCAGTGGGAGATTCTATTAAAGTAGTACGAAATTCCGGGCCGCCCTTTGCCCCGTAGCTTATTTTTACGGGAAATTGAATATCATGAACCGCAACCATTATATCACCAATGCATTTAACTTCTTTTTAAGTAATAATAGCGCTTGCCGTTCGCTCATATTACTTTGTTGGCTAGTACTATTATTAATATTTATGGCGCCGATATGAATATCCCCACTTTGCTTAGAATTCGGGATAATTTTTCCAGATTGATTCGGCGTAAATAATTCTGGTCCCCTCTCACCAACTATATATGATTTACCAGATATTACCGGGCCGCCTGAAGCAAGTCCGGGTAAAGTTAATCCAAGCATACCGGCTAGTGGTGCTGTAATATATTGTCGTACTGCAATCCTAGCAAGATCAGAAATAATACTTTGAACGAAGTTATGGAAGTTCAATTTTCCAGTTGTAATAAAATCAGTAATTGCATCTTCGGTTTTTGCCAAAGAACTATAAAAAGCGTTATAAACGTTAGATGCCGCGTTACTAGCAGCTTTGGAGTAATCAAGAAAAGCTGCTTTAGCACCAAGAATTCCTTTTCCTGATTCTATTGCTTTTTCATACATAGTTTTCTGCTGTTCGTATTCTTTTTGTTGTACTTCAAGTAGTGAATTAAGTTGATCTTCTTCCTGTTGCCGTTTTGTAATTAAATCAGATGCAGTTTTTAATTGTCTTATAGTAAAATCACCAGAATAACCCCGTAATATATTTTCTTTCTCCAATTGTTTTTGAGTATCTTTATACGCCGAGATTCCTATTTTTCTTGCTGCCAATAATCTTTGGGTTTGGTCTAATTCAATTTTTAGATTTTTAATATATTTTTTATATTCATCCGAAGTTAAGGAAATTTCAACCGTAGGCCCGATGAGAGATACTGGTTCTGGTGTAGGAATAGGTTCTGGTGTAGGAATAGGTTCTGGTGTAGGAATACGTCTTAGTTTAGTAATACGTCTTGGTGGTTTAATTACTTTATCGTCCGAATTGATTTTATCCCACTCTATAGCAAAATCTCTTAACTGCATGGCGACTTTCTTGGAATTTATTCCGCCATATTTTCCAGAAACTGCAACGTTATATAACATAAAATAGCTTTTCATGAGCGAAGGAATTGATTCTGTTTTTTCTTTTAACCATATCAGCACTGATACTAAGTCTTGAAAAAGTTCGATTAAATTTTCAAGGTTAGGTGTAAATTCTAGTATTGCTTTATTTAGTACACCGGAAAATTGAAATGATAAATCTGCAAGTTTATCGTTTGCCTCCTCTGCATTCCTTAGTAATTTATCTCCCAGCACCCCCCCTAATTTTTCTGCGTTATCGGTCATTGTTTTTAGATTTTTAGATCCCTCTTTTAGTAGTAAATTAAATCGAATACCACTACGGCCGAAAATCAGCATTGATATCCTAGTTTTTTCTGCTTGGGTTTTTAGTTTATCAAAACCGTCCGCAAAATCTAATAATGTTTGAAGTGTAGTACGTGAATTTCCATTTACATCCCGAAGAGAAACCCCAAGTTTATCAAATATTTCTTTGTAACTCTTTGTTCCTTTTATTGCTTCTCCTAAAGCCCTAGTATATCGCTCTAATCCATTTTTGAATTCATTATTGGAGAGTCCAGATAAATCGGCTGCGTGTTGAAGTTTTTGATATTCATCAGTTGCAATTCCAATCGAATCAGCCGTTTTAGCAATATCATCCGCCATAGATAGTACGTTTTTTGTATAACTCACAATTTTACTTACTGCCAATACTGCTGCGAAACCTTTTACTGCTTTTGTAATATTAACAAAACTGGATTTTATGTTTTTACTTTTGACAGCTGTATTTTTAGCGAACATATTAATTTTTCCAGTCGCGCCTTCTACCTCACGGCGAAACTGAGCTGTTTTTGCTAAAAAATTAACAGTTACATCTCCAGCAAATGCCATTTCTTATGCCAACCTTTTTAGTATTTTAATCTGTTCATGTACGCTTTGTGGTTTATTTTCCCAATTCGGCATAAAATCTTTTACAGAAAAAGGACTTGGATGCTTAGTACTATCACGATTAATATTTGCTATTAACATCATCTGATTTGCCATTCTAAAATCTGCCCGCATTTCACCGATAGGCTCAATACTAGAAAATGCAATCCACTCTGTGAGTTCCCTTGAGTCCAAGTCTCTTAGTAGTTCTTTTACAGTTTTTCCTAGCGCTATGGCTAACCTGAAGAGGAATTTTCTCCAGTTACTTCGCTGAAATTTTCGATGGAGTTATCCACCTCACGTTCAGTCAATCCATTCATTTTCTGAACTGCTTTATAAATCGTTTCTAGTCCTGCGGCTGAAGTTTCTCCCAGTGCTTCGATTTCATTCCGTTTGAATAATGATTTCCCCTTTTCATCAACAAGTACTTTTTGTATAATTCTTGCTCTCTGATTTTTGTAGTTTGGAGTTACTACTCCATTTTTAATATCAATGCTCTCCATTTCCAGTTGATCACGTTCGGCCCCGGTTAATTCTCTGATAATAACTTCGCCCCCCCATTCTGGGACTTTAATTACTTTTGTTTTTAATTCTCTTTTTTGAAGTATTTGTTCTTTAGTTAACATATAATTATCTCCTATGCAAATGTTACAGCCGCAGTAATTTTCAAAGTGATTGATAGGCTCATTTTATCTGCCACCGGCGCAGTAGGACTAATCGCGGAAACATAAGCGGCAAAACTAGCCGTTGTTCCCGCTGAGTCAGGAAATACTATTTTATAATTACTTAACGTATCATTATCATACGCCGTTTTTAAAGTAGTGAATGTAGTATCTGACGGCACAAAATTTAATTCACAAGTAATTTCTCCGCCCGATTTTAATCCGGGAATAAATTCATCGTAACCATTCAGTGATTCCATATGTGTTACTTCTACGAAATTTTTAGTTAAATTAGGGCCGCTTATAGAGGTTACTTCTGCTATTGTAGTAAATACTTCAGGATTTCCCCCATCTCCAATTTGTAGTAATGTTCCGAATCCTAATACTGCATTTGATGTAGCCATTTTTTTTATACCTCATACGTTATATAATAATCTGCACTTACTCTAAATATTTTAGTTTCTTCTTCTTCAAAATCTTGGGAACTAATCCCAAACACACCCTGTATATTTGTAGTATCCCATACGCCCCTGAATCCTGATATGACATTATGGATAGTACGCCATATTGTTTTAGATTCCGCGTAGGATTCTGCATAAATATCAATTTGAATCCTACATTCCCTAATACTATTTTCTGCCGTCATATGGTAGGTAGTTACCTCTGAAATTACTTGATAAGTAATAGAAGGATAAGTAGGATTTTGTGGCAAGCGCAAAGGATAAATTCTTTGTGCAACATAAGAAGTAATGCCGGGATCATTAATCAAGTAGTTTCTGAAAACTTCTTCAATCATTCTAGTATTTTCTTTCTTAAATAATTATGAATTTGACTAATAATTATTTCTACTACCGCTCTTTTATTTTCTTCAAAAGCCGGTCGTATAAATGGACGGGCGATCAGACGCCCCGTTCTTCTTCCCGTCCTTCGTTGCACTCTTTCCACAGTACCATATTCTAAAAACCTACCAACATAGTAAATATCTTTATTAATTGTTACTACCATTCTAATATCATGTGAACCTGCTGGGGTTCTTTTTGATTTTACCTCAATCGCATTCCTTAAATATTTCACTTCATATTTCCTGCCTGCCCTTGTTACTAATTTTTTCTCTTTTAGATTTTTAGAGTGTCTTGGCAATCTTGCCATTTCAGCTTTTCGTACTAATTGCGCCCCTTGTCTCAATCCAGACTTCAATGCACCGTTTTCAATTTTTATAGGTAAAGTATTAAGAACTCTTGTTAAATCCTCTATTCCTTCCAATTTAAATGTTATACCGTCACGCATTATAACCTTCTACGAAAATTGCCGTAATATCTATATATTCCAATCCGCGTAGTCCGGAAGAGATAATAGATTTTATATCGTAATAACGTCCATCATATAGAATACGCATTTGTTCGTCCAAATCGCTCCTATATCGTACTCTAAATATGCGAGTTACATTGGCACCTTCTTGACCAGCCCTAAAACGTTCATCACCGCGCGAATCAATTATGCCAGCCCATACTGTAGCAAGAGTACTCCAAGTTTCTATAGGTTGACCAGTTCCATCTTGCGATTGTTGTACTTGTTGTATTGTAATTCGCTTATCTAATGTTCCGGCATTTAGCATAATTTCCTACGCAAAATGAAATATTCTATCTTGGATTAATAAATCTCTTGCGGCTAAGGCCATTGATATTGTTGCCCCAGGCGTAGTATCTTCACGGTTCGCGTACCAGTGACCTAGTATTAATAACATCGCTTGTTTTACTTTTGTAGGAACGTCGGCCGCCGCCCCATAACCGGCCTGATATACTATCTCTATAACATTACTATATTGCAAAACATTTGTTGGCCAAGTAAGACCATAACTAGGACGAATCAAACCCGGTTGTGAAATTGTATCCACTGTATAATCAGTATTTTCAGTTAAGGGTACCCAATTTTGATTACTATCTTTATAGCGAAAACTAGTAACTGAAATAATTGGTGGATTAGGTAGTTCTATATAATTACTAGGAAAATAATCCAATGTTAATTTCCAAGTTTGCGTTATATAGGATTTATTTTGAAAAATTTCACAAAATTCACGTGCTACTACAATGAGAGAAGTAATATAAGTATCGTCGTCATTGTGTTCCACTCTCAAATGTGCTTTTGCTTCAGTGAGAGTGACCGGCTCTTCCGCTGGTTCTATAGTACGAATTAATGACATAATTTATCTTTTCTGCCATTTGTAGTATTCATCCGGGGATAGAAACTTAGGAGGAAAAAACTATCCCCGGATTTTCGCAGGACAATGCGAACAAATATTATGTTAGTACTGTATCTGGAATACTTTTAGCATACCTAGGTTCCGTGAGAATCGCTACAATTCCTCCGCCGACGGCACCAACGACACTTACAGCGGTTTGTAGTCTTACATAATGATCGGTTCCATTTAAATCAGAAGAAGTAACAGAAATTTCATAAATCTGATCAGCTCCGGCTGTAGTAGTAAATCCACTAGCTGTTGCATCTGTCCATTCCCCAAATGTGTCGCCCGAAGTGGCCTTGCGATATTTGAATGGTATTGCGGTTGTAGTCGTAGGAACCATATCATCGCAAGATTCTATTGTTATAGTTGCAGTTCCAACAATCCCTGCAGTTTTTTGAATAACGAATGTTGCACGATTCCAATCTTTCATATTTACTACATCAGTAGCAGGATCGCCGTTAAAAATATCAGCCGCGGATGCCACAAAATTACTATTTCCAACGTTTACTAAATGGTGTTCTTGCATAAAATTGTCCATTTTTTAACCTCTTTTATTATTATCTTGTAGCCAAAGTTACAAATTCACTTATAGTATCTCCACCGTTATACGGTGTAACTGCTGAAGAATCAAATGGTTGGCCATTTACACGATATGTCCAGCGGAACGCGGTTTCATTCGTACTAAATTTAACGTGGATCGATGATGCTGAATTGACTCCACCTTTATCTATAATTAAATAGGCGCTCAAATCAGCTAAAATAATATCACCCACTGTACCTAAAGTACTGCATTGTTCAATCGGAATAATTGGTCTACCAAATAAAGTACCATAAGGTGCAGCACTTAGTCCACCAGGTGGGACAAATAATGGCGCGCCGCCCGTACCTACTGCTAACGACATTTGAAATATTTGTGGCCATACATCTTGACTGATCAGCCAAATTGCGTTAGCTGGATCAATATGTCGCGAATACATTTTCATGATATTTTGTGCAACAACTGTAGCAGCAGCTTGACTAGATTCTTTTGCTACAGTAATTAAAGAGCCATTATTTAGTATTCCAAGTGGCATACCAGCACCGGTGCCGTTAACAATGGCATCGTCCATTTTAAATCCAAATTCCTGAGGGACATTTCTCTCGTACCACGATTGTAGTGCTACAACGTCTGAAAGTAATTCATCTGTGGCATAAGTTAGTACTGTGAGTTTGTCAAGAACCATACGTCCTTCTTTCCACTTTGTCTGACTGGCAGTCATAGTAGCTGCCTCACCAGACCAATAGGAAAGCAAACCGCCGCGGCGCGAACCATTTACCCTACTAGATTCGTCAAGCATAGGATAAGACAAAGCATTGAAGCCCGGGCCGATAGGATTGTTAGAACACCTTGCTTGTAGTTTTCCAGTACTAAACATTCTGGAACGAATCTGGTTTACCATTTCAGTGGAAACCAAGAATCCACCGTCGCTTGGAACTCCTTCGCTTAATCCAGTAGCTGCCATAATTTCCGATTGGTGACGATTTAATCTTGCCATAGTATCAGGATTGGCCGTTTCTCGGTCAGCGGCCATTCTTACCGCTTGAAGAAAATGACCGGGAGATTGAAACGCTTCTTCTTGTACTATTTCGACTTTATCTTCCACTGATGCTGGAGTTGATATTCGTCCCACGCTTTGATTCCCTAATTCTTTCGCTTGATCCAAACGGGAGATTCGATCAAATTGGATATCTATAGTTTTTAATTCTGCATCCAATTTTTCAAATTGCTCATTATTTTCGTCCGTTGGTTCTTCCACATCTACTAGATTCTGCATTTCTGCAAGAATTTCTGCACGTCTTTCTACTAATTCTTTCTTTTTCATAGTACTACCTCTTTATTTTGTGTTATGGCATATTCAAATTTTTTTGCCATTAACCTTTTTGCCATTAATCTCTTTTGCGTTAATTTTGCAATTTGTTCTTGCGTCCAACCAATACCATCTATTAATCCCATAGTAATGGCTTCCTGGTCTGCCTTAAAAATTCGCCCGTCCGCTGCATCTACTATTGTTTTCGTAGACATTTGTGGACGCCCCCGTTTAATCGCATTCAAAAAATCAGCGTAATATTGATCTACAATTTTCTGGTACTCTTCCTGTTGTACTTGAGTTATTGGAGTTCCCATAATCCCCGCTGTCTTAAATTCCCCGGTCGTTATAGGGATAGCTTCAATCCCCGCATTCTTAAACGCTCTACTAAAATCATAGAGCATAGTAAAAACTCCAATCGAACCAATTAAAGAAGAGCGCCCGGCAATTATTTTTGTTGATTGACTAGCTATCCAGTACGCAGCACTGGCTGCCAATCCGTCAACTTGCGCGTAAACAGGTTTCTGTTGCCGGGCAGAAAATACTACATCTGCCAACTCAACCGTTCCATCGACTGATCCCCCGGGTGAATCAATTAAAAGCATAATACTTTGTATTTTTTTATTGGCCACTGCCTGTTGTACAGCCGATCTGATAGAGTTAGTAGAATAAACTCCAAAAAATTTTTCAAAAAAAGGTGGCAGAGATTTTACCATTGCCCCTTGAATCGGTATAATTGCCGTCGAACCAACTGTTCGGATTGGTAGTACTTGTTGCAACAATTGTTGGTCAGGACTAATACTATGTATATTTTTTTTATGGGTTTCAATATCTTCGAGGAATGCCATTACTTCTTTCGATTCCATCGCCCAGAATGAGTTGGACATTTTTTTCACCTTTTCCACTATTTTGTTGAGGTTGTTGCGTTTGTTGAGGTTGAACTCCTGCTTGATCTATAGTAGTCATATTCAATTGAATGAAGTGCTTATCACCACCCTCGATTGGATTCATGTCTTCTAGAGCACGTACTTCATTTACAGAAAACCACCCATTCTGAATACCTTCTCTATAGTAAGCAGACCTTGCTTGAGCGTTTCCGCGCAAGAGAGTGCGTAAATCGATTTTACTATAATATCCTAAACCAACCTCTCTTTGTGTAAAAAGTTTTCTTAGTACTTCTTCCTCAAGAGAATTCACCCACGGGATCAGAGCATCATCAACAAACTCTTTGTTCTGCTCTTCTATATTACTAAAAGTTGCATGAGATAATTCTGCAATTTTATGCGGGGGAACACCAAACCACCTGGCGATTTCATTCACCTGATAAATTCTTGAATCGTTAAATTGTGATTCTTCAGGCGTAGTAGATATTTTTTCAAATTTCATTCCTTCACCAAGAACCGCAATATCGTGAGAATTACTAATTCCAGAATATCTTTGTCGCCATGATTTTTTGATATTTTCTACGGCAACCTCTGAAAGTGAACCAGGGTGTTCTAGTACTCCAGATAATTGAGTTCCATTTGCGAAAAATTTTGCCCCGAACTGCTCCTGAGCGATGCCAAGCCCGATTGAACGTTTGGCCAAAAAAATTCTGGACGTTCCTACAGTTCCATCCGATATAGTAATATCCTTTAAGTGAAAAATATCCTCCGGGTCTAACCGCCTCACCTTGTTATTACTTTGTATTTCGTAAAATAAATTATTTTGATCATCCCGTTTGATTTTTACGTGAGTTGGTTCCAGAATCCACAAGGCGATTGGATCACCATTTCGATTGCGTTCAATCTCCGCGTAGCCGTTTCCCCACAAAAGTGCATGAGTTAAAATAGTTGATTTGAAAGTATTACTACATATCTCACGGTTTGGAAAATCTAGTAAATATTGAATATGATGATTTCTTCGCTCTTTTCTTCGGTCCCCAAGTTTCTGATATACTTTCCAATTTAACGAGGATATAGTTTTTGAAATAATTCGAATACAAGCCGTTACCGCCGAATACTCTAAGGCTGTAAGTGGTGTAACCATAATACCAGCCGTAGAGTACGAAGAAATATAGTATAATTGATCCTCCCCTTCAAAATATTTATCAAGCGGATCATTATAAGCCGATTTAATTTTCTTTGGCCACAACGATTTTATTTTTTCAAACATAAAATAACCTATTATAATTTACATACTGGTATCGTTATACAACGTTTTGAAAATTATTACAAGGATAAATATTTAATTTATAAAAATAAATCCATATGTGGATTATCTCTGTTCGATGGTTCTAAAATTAAATCCACAATATAAACACTTCCGACTACGTATAATTTTATTTACATCCTTCTTAGTATTACATACATAACTTCTCTGTGTTTTGCAGTGTGGACACCAGATACCTACTTTTGATACTATTTCTTCTTTATTCTGTAATAAATTATTTTTATTTGATTTTTCCCCGTTTTTTTTCATAATTTTCACCTATACTCCTATAGTTTCGTACATACTTTTTTTATCGTCATGAACACAAGCACGACTCAATGCCATAATTAGTGCTACTATACCGTCAATTTTTTCAGGACAATGCGCTTTATCAGGCCGAATATTTTCGTTTGAGTCCGTCCACACTACAGTATTACCGGCCATCCAACGTAGTACTGGATTTCCGCCATGAATTAATTTTCCTTCCAGTACTAATTTTTCTAGTTCTTTCATTGGCCAGTTCATATGGCTGATACGTTGCGGCATTTCAACAAGAGTTAATCCATAATCTTGTAGTAAATTAATCAAAAACTGTGCGTTCCATGGATCGACCACAACTTCTTTAATTTCGTATTTCTTATCGTCCTCTAAAATTGATTTATATATAGTACTATAATCAATTGCATTCCCCTCTGTGCGTGTTATCCACCCCTCTTTTGCCCAGTTTTCGTAATCTACTCGATCACGATAACTACGTTCTTTGCAGTTTTCTGCTGGAATAAAAAAATCTAAATCACATACGTAGTATCCTTTCTCCGGTTCAAATACTTTGGCCTTCGCAGCAATATCCACTCGACTTGCAAGATCAAGCCCGACATAACAAGGTGCCCCGTCAAGTCCTAGTAATTCCGGTTTACTATCTCCTAGTTTTGTAAGTGGAATGTAGGTTCCATCGCCGGAACATTCGTTCCACTTGTCCATTCTGAAAAATTTTGAACTTGACTCCCCCCAAACATTTAAATGATATCGTTTAAATAATGCTTCTTTGCGAGGCGAACTCTGCGCCTCTATGCACTCTTCTTGAAGTACTTCTTTCCATTTTGTTTTACCTAGACTTGGGTTTGCTTCTTCCCACGCTTTTTCGAGTGTCCAATATTTATTACTATTTACTATTTTCTCTGGATCAGCACAATAAATTAAAGGAAAAAATGAAATATCTTCCTTTTCTCCCCGTAGTACTGATAATGCATACTCATGCTGTTCCCAGCAGACCCCCCGTCTTTCTTCGCCAGCTGTAGTAATATAAATATGCAATGGTTGTCTTCTGGATGCACCA